AGATTTCTCAGCCATTACAACATGGGGTGTGTTTAATCCTGACGAGGGTGGACAAAAAGGTTTGATATTACTAGATGCAAAGAAAGATCGTTGGAATTTTCCTGAATTAAAATCTGTGGCCATGGAAGAATATAAATACTGGGAACCGGAGATGGTATTGATAGAAGCCAAGGCATCTGGATTACCATTAACTCATGAGTTGCAAAAGATGGGAATACCTGTTATAAATTTTACACCCTCTAAAGGAAATGACAAACATGCGAGGGTAAACAGCGTAGCTCCCCTGTTTGAATCAGGAGCTATATGGGCGCCCAAAAAAACTTTCGCCGAAGAAGTCATAGAGGAATGCGCAGCATTCCCTTTCGGTGATCATGATGATTTCGTGGATTCAACCACGCAAGCTCTAATGAAATATAGACAAGGTTATCACATTACGTTAAAAGATGACTTTGAAGACGAAGGAATAGATACAGCTAGGAGGAGGGCTTACTATTAATGGTCACAGTAAGAATACGAAACAAACCAGACAATCCAAATAGAACATCACGTCAGTTCACTAGTCCACAAGACATGAACATAGCACCTGCAAAAGGTCCATCACGCTTTCAACAAGGCGTTAATATGATTGTAGATGCCTTTAAGGATACAGGGAGTAACATTGCAACTTACATGGATGCTTCAGCAAAAGCACGTGATGGTAACCTTTTTGCCATGCCGAATGCATATGACGCTGACTTAGCAAAGTTTCCAATTAATCAAGGTGCTGGTGCACTCGAATTGTTTGGTGATATATTTCAATTACCTGGTGAATCACTGATGCAAAGTTTAGGCTATGATCAATTTGGTTCAGGTCAGGGTGCAGGAGATACTGGTTATTTTTTCAAAAATTTATTTGATATAGGAGATCAAAGAGATTTAACTGACATGTATGTAAACGAAGTTCTTCAAGCTTCACCACTATCTATGGGATATGATGAATTAGTTTTTAGTGATCCTTTTAAAAATTATTTACGTGGACAAGGTTTTAATATTGGAGAAGATTTTGATTTCATGAGGGATATTATCAACACAGGTGATGAAGACAGAATGAATCAATTCTTTCAAATGACTCAAGATAGAGACAGTCCATATTTTGTTGATATAAATAAATTTAGTGCTGCGGAAGGAATGGAACCATACAATCAAGCGTTACAAGATATGTTTGATCAATACAATATTGACGAAGCAAATCAATTTATGAGTGGTATGTATGATGATTTTGCTGATGCACAACTTCCTTTTATGGTTTCTGATTTAGCAGAAAAATTAGGTGTTACAGATAGAACAGCAGAAGGTATTTTAATGGGTACTGGAGATGTAGATTTTGGATTGTTAAATGATTTGATGACTTATTATAAGGGACCACTTGAGTATAGCACACCAGAAGGACAAGCATTGTTTGGAGATGACACAATAATGAATCTTGCAGGCGGTGTTGCTTCCATAGGAAAAACAAGCAAACTTTTAAAAAATATGAAAAATAAATTAGGCACTAGTAGAACAGCAGCAGTGTTAGAACAATTGTATCCTGGAACGTTTGGTGGTGGATTAAATTTCCCAATTAGGTTTGGTAAAGATGGCGCAAGATTAGACGTTGGAATATTACACAACTATCCTACAATTTCTAAATTAATTAGAACTCCTGCACAACTTTATGGAACTGTTACATTACCCGAGTTTGTAGGCGGTGAGTAGTAGATACCTAAGAGCAGCTAATACTTTTTTTACGGGTGGTAGAGATACTGCCTCTAAAAATAAAGCTTTAAAAATTGCAGGTCAAACACAATTCACAGGACCATTCGGTCAATTTATAAAAGACCAAAGTGTTAAACAAGGTTTTATGAAATCTGGTGACACTCTTTCTAAAAAAACAGGATTAAAAGTAGGAGAAAGACAAAGAGATTATTCTGATCCTTTATTTCTAAAAAGAATAAGCGATGCAAGATTAGCAAATATTGCACAAGGTCAAGGATTGAATTTAGTTGGCTATAATGTAAAGCGAGCACAACAAGCAGCTAACAATCCATCTTTAGTTTCAAAAGGTTTAGAGGCTGATGTAAAAACAGCTTTAGGCACACCACTTCGTGATGATCTTGGAATATTAAAAGGTACATTATCACAGTATAGATCTGACCTTGGATATTATGATTTGACCAAAGCACAAATGGAAGGTTTGTTAAGTCCAGCGAATGTAAAAAAATATGTCAATCTTGCTAATAAATATAAAACACAACTTAACAAGACAGTAAAAGACATAAAAGAATTTAAAGGAGATAATAAAAAAGAACTTGGTGAATTGATGACGGATTACACATACCTTACAAAAGGTTCTGATCCTAATTATTGGTTTCAACGTTCAGCAACGTTTGGTCACCCTTCACCCATAGCTGCAAACTTGGATCATTATCTTAAATCAGGATCACAAACATCAAAGATGTTGGCAAGGGATGCAAAGTTTTTAACAAAGATGCAACCTGAACTAGGACCTTTGAACATTGCAAAAGAAACCTTGGACCGTGGCATACTAGCTGCAGTACGTAATCCAGATAATCAAGTTACAAAAGAAGGATTAGCCGAAATGCGTAGACTGTTTGATATGTCAGGCATAAGATCAATTCTACCTGGTCAAATATACCAGAAGATGTATTTAGGAACTAACAATCCAGAATTACAAATGGAGTTTTTACGAAAAGCAATAAATGTAGGATCAAAACCTTTTGGTAAATTAACACAGAAAGATATACAAAACATAATGTTTGGTAAGAAAAAATTAAGCGACTTTGGTTTTAACCGTGGTGGCATAGCGAGTTTATTAGAGTAATGGTTTTAGCTAGAGTATTAGGACCACTACGTCAGTACGCACCAAAGATTGCAGCACCAAAGGGTAAAGGGTCTGCTGAAAAATTAGATCTAGGTGCTAAAACATTTACTGTTTTTGATGAAGCTGGTTTACCAATCAAGGATTTTAAAAGTGAAAAAGCAGCTAGAGATTTTTTACGAGACGCTGCAAGAGCTGGTGAACCAGGAGATAGTTACACTTTCGGTACAGATTATTCAAAACGTGCGCGAATGCCTGATGACACAGCGTCTTCAAAGCCTCCAGCATTATTTTACAAATCCAGAGAAGCGTTAATTGACGCTCCAATGGAGAAAATGTCAGCAGATAGGTGGTTAGCCTACCTAAATGCACGAGGAATTAAGAAATCTGAGCTTTTAGACACGTCCCTTGGGCCCTTTTTACAGTCTCAAGGCACAAAAACCTTCACAAAAGCCGATATAATCAAAGAATTTGACGAAATTTCACCAAAATTAAGCGTCTTGGCCCTTGGACAACCGGGATCTAGAGGTATTTTGGCAAATATGGTCAAAAAATTACAAAAAGTAGACCCAAAAGCTGAAGATCCACGTGTAGGAGGCTTTTTATCCTACCTTCGTGACTCATTGCCAGGCATAATTCGTGAAGAAAAGATAAATCAACAGGCTTTAGATAAAGTTGCAGCAAATGTAGATCAATATATGCAAAAAGTTTTTGGTATCAAAAGCGCTTTGAATGAAGGTGTGGCATTAACTTCACCAATACCCTTCAAAGTTCGTGAGCCACTAATAAATTTAGCAGCAGCACTTGATAGACGTGGTGTTGGCCTAAAACCAGAAGATGTTGCACGTAAACCTAACTATGCAGGACAACAAACATTGCCAGGTGGTGATAATTACCGTGAATTTTTGTTTAAGTATGAGCCAGGCAAACTTAGAACTGGCGAACCAACATATACCTATGCACATGACTTTGGATTAACAGCATCACAAAGAGCTGGTGGTGTTGTGCACGCACGTGTGTCAGATAGAACAGATGAATTTGGTAGAAGACTGATGTTTGTAGAAGAAATACAATCAGATATGCATCAACCAATACAACGTGCATTAAGAGAAGCTAAAATTACAGGAAGCAAACCTGATCGTTCACAAAGTTATGCATACCGTCAAGATATGCCACCTCCACCAGAGTTGGCAGCAAACAAACAACAATTAGATCTAATAAATCTTAAAATAGAAAATTTATTAGCTACAAATCCTAGATCACCTGCACTACCTAAATTAAGACAAGAACGTGAGAAAATTAGAGTTATTATTGCTGAGTCTATGACCAAAGAAGGTAAACAAGGTGGTGATGTAGCCATGGGTCCTTTTCAAACATCAAAAGAATACATGGAGTTTGTTGCAAAGTATTTAGTACGTGTAGCAAAAGATGGTGACTATGATGGCGTAGCGTTTTCAACACCTGCAATAAAAAATCGTAATTTATCTCCAGGTGGTAGAGATTATCAAGGTAATATTGCTGCATATGGTCCTATACTGAACGGTGCTTTAAAAGAAGCATCCAAAAAAACAGGTGCAAATTTGTTAAATACTGTTATAAAGGATGACAGGGGTAGAGTTTTTGGGCAAGTCAAAATGTTAAATCTCAAAGATAATAAAAACGTAGGAAATAGTTTTTCTGCGTATGCGAAGGGTGGAATAGTAAATGGTAGATAAAACAAAAAACCAAATAGATAAAGCTTTAGACGCAGTAGAAAAAGCGTTAGACATAGAACCGTTAGGCGAAGAAATACAATTTGAAAAAAATGTAAGCTTTGATGGTTTTGAAATACAAGAAGATGGAAGTGCAGAGATCGTTGGTGAACAGCCAATAGATCAATCACAAATTCCTTTCGATGCAAATTTAGCAGAATACATTGATGAAGACAGTTTAACCAAGTTTGCTGGAGACTTGGTTGGTGATTTCGAAGGTGATAAAGAGTCACGTAAAGATTGGGAAGATACCTATATCAAAGGGCTCGATATGTTAGGCTTCAAGTATGAAGATCGAACACAACCTTTCGAAGGTGCGTCAGGGGTCGTACATCCCTTATTGGCAGAATCTGTTACACAGTTTCAAGCCCAAGCTTATAAGGAACTCCTCCCCCCAAGCGGCCCCGTTCGCACACAAATAGTTGGTGATACTACACCAATGGTAGAACAACAGGCAGAGCGTGTAAAAGAATATATGAACTATTACATTTTAAATGTAATGGAAGAGTATGATCCTGAAATGGATCAGTTGTTATTCTATTTACCACTATCTGGTTCTGCATTTAAAAAAGTTTATTATGATCAAATACTAAAACGTTGTGTAGCAAAGTTTGTGTCAAGTGAAGATTGTGTAATTAATTATGCAGCTACAGATTTAGAACAAGCTGAAAGAATTACACACGTTGTAAAAATGTCATCAAACGAATTAAGAAAATTACAAGTGTCTGGTTTTTACCGCGATGTGCCAATCACATCTGGATCAGTTAGCACAAGCGATGATGTTACAGATAAGGTAAATGAATTGGATGGTGTTAGTGCTTCTAATGAAGATGATGAACACATGATTTTAGAAATGCACGTTGATGCTGATGTACCAAACTTTGAAGATACGTCTGGTGTAAAATTACCGTACGTTGTTACAATAGATCAATACTCATCTACAATTTTATCTATACGTAGAAACTATGAACCAAACGATCCTAATTTTAAAAAGAAACAATACTTTGTACACTTTAAGTTCCTCCCTGGATTAGGCTTTTATGGATTTGGCTTGATTCACATGTTAGGTGGATTGTCAAGAACTGCAACAAGTGTTTTGCGACAGTTAATTGATGCAGGCACTCTTGCCAATCTACCAGCAGGATTTAAAGCACGTGGCATGCGTATACGTGATCATGACAATCCTTTACAACCAGGAGAGTTTAGGGACGTTGATGTAACAGGACAATCAATAAAAGAATCTTTGTTACCACTTCCATACAAAGAACCAAGTCAAACATTATTTGCATTACTTGGTTTTGCTGTTGATGCAGGAAAAGCATTTGCTGCAATAGCAGATATGAAAATGGGTGAAGGTAATGAACAGAATCCTGTAGGCACAACTCTTGCACTACTAGAGCGTGGTACAAAAGTTATGAGTGCAATACAAAAGAGATTACACTTTTCACAAAGAAAAGAATTTAAACTATTAGCAAACTCAATCAAAATGTTTACACCACCTGAGTATCCATACCAGGTTATCGGTGGCAACAGAATGATTAAACAAACTGATTTTGATGATCGTGTTGATATTATACCTGTTAGTGATCCAAATATATTTTCTATGTCACAACGTGTTATGTTGGCACAACAACAATTACAGTTAGCATCAGCTGCACCACAAATGCATAATCTACGTGAAGCATATAGACGTATGTATCAAGCAATGGGTGTTGACAACATTGATGCAATATTAAAACCAGATCAAAATCAACCAGCACCAATGAGTCCTGCTGTAGAAAACGCAATGGCTATGAAAGGTAAACCATTGAAAGTATTTCCACAACAAGATCACTCTGCACATATGAAAGCACATGCTGAATTTATGTTTACAAGAATGGTACAAATCAATCCACCATTGTATTCTATGTTGCAAGCACATATGTCAGAACACGTTGCAGCAATGGCTGGTATGCAAGTTCAACAACAATTTGCAGAGCAAGAACAAAAATTACAAATGGCAATGCAACAAAGTCAAATGAATCCTCAAATGATGCAACAGTTACAAATGCAGGCACAACAAATGGCTAATGAAAAAGCAAATGCTATTGCAAAAATAGAGGCTGAAATTACAACTCAACTTGCACAAGACGAAGAAGCAAGAACTAAGAGAGAGCAACAAGATCCTCTTGTAAAATTAAAACAACAAGAGATAGATCTAAGAGCAGCAGAAGTAATGTCACGTCAACAAGACATGCAAACTAAAACAGTTATGGATGCAGCAAGACTTGACATGGATCGTGATAAGATAGAAGCTGATACTACCATTAAGTTAATGGAAACAGCTGATCGTATTGACGATAGAGCTGCAAAAAATGCTTTGAGTAATTTAAAAGAAAATGTTTCTTTGACCAAAGAAGCGATGAAAAATGAAACAACAGTGAGGGCAAATGGCAGACGAAGTAAGCAAAGTGAAGAAGATCAGTGATTCTATGCAAGAAATTGATGAACTAGCAAAGAGTTTATCTAAAAAATCAGAAGACAAGTTGTTGGTTTGTGCTGCTTTATTAGCTGTTACAAGACAACATTACATTGAAACTTTAGGAGAGGAACATACTTCCTTTATCTTTCAATCTGTTGTAGAGTCCTTCGATTATTTAAACGGTTACGGGGTCGATTTAAACGCTCCTGTAACAATACATTAGGAGGTAATATGAAATTATTGCAAGACCTATGGGCACATTTAAAAGAATGGAGTGATTGGGGCATGAAAGACTGGATTAAAGCTGGTATAGTAGCCGTAATTGTTCTTGTTGTCCTACAGTCAATGATAGGTGGTTAATGAAACCTTTTGTTGACAGACAAAGAAAATATATGGAAGCTCAAAAGGCTGCACGTGATAAGCGTGCAGCTGAAGAGCGTGAATTCATGACAAGCTTCAATCCAAACACAGCGGAGCGTGAAGACTTTACAAGATTTAGAGAAAATTTAAAAAAACAAGCATTAGATATTATTGGTCCAACACAGGGTGGCATACTATCATCATCACAAGGTAGAGCCTTTGATAAGTTATATAACGAACCATATAGAAAAATGATGGGTATGTACATGCGTACTAATCCAAAAGATTACGCAGAAAACTTTCCTTATTCTTTTGCTATGCAAAGAGCGATACCGTTTGCAGCAGAAAAAGCAATGGGTGCGATAACAGGCATACCATTTTTAGGTGAAATGTTACCAAAGAGAACAAATGAATTATTAGGTGATTTAAGTTACTTAGATTACAGACCAAATAGATTAATGAATTTACCAGAGGGTTTTGCTTTTGATGATGGTAACGAAGCACTACTAGAACTTATTGAACAAATAAATCCATACGAAGCAAACTATAGACCTTTCTTCCCAATGCAAGTACCAGATTATTTCTATCAGTTTATGGATAACGAAATGTTACCATTTATTATGGGTATGAGATAATGAGTGCTAAAGACAGATATAGAGCAAGGCAAGGCAAAACTCCAGGTACCACGTATGG